GGGTGTCATCGGCAACCAAAGCAGCGTCATTTGGATGCGGACCGTAAATTTTCAGGTTTAGTGCAGCCGTGGCCGCCGCGGTGTCAGAATCGATCATCTGACGGCTGCGTCCGGTTGTGGTATTGCCGGCGCTCAAGGTCTGGCTGATAATGTTAGCGTTCAGCGAACCCGAAGCCACATCAATTGCATTGCTGCCAAAATCTTCCCGGCCCACAAACAGCTGCATAGGATCATCGGCCACCAGTGCATAACCCGCAATCGTGCCGTTGCCGGCATCTGTAGCCGCAATGTATTTGACCGGATCCATGTTCTCGTCAAACAATGCCAGGACCGCCCCGACAAGGTTGTCAAGGCCGTCAATGACCGCTGCGGTATAAAGCCCGGGCAGGTATCCCATCTTCGGGGTTGACAGATGAGCACCCGACACGCCCACGATATCACCGTGATAAAAATTGATCGTGGGAGCGGTCGCTATGGCATAATAATTGGCTCTCAGGATCTTTTGATACGGCATGAACCCAAAAGCCCAATCATAATTACTCATGGTTTAAACTCCTTATTCGATTACCAATTCCCCCAACCCCGACTCGTCAGATGCGTCCATGGCCGCTTCGTCTGCAATAACCTCGTCTTTGGATGATATTTTATGCTCTCGGCCCTCAAAGACCTGAATGTCAGCGTCTTTGGATTGAAGCTCATCTTTCTTGCCCGATAAGATACCGGACCTGTCAGTAGCATTCGCAAGTGCTTGCTTCGCCTCTTTGACCATTTCATGGTGCGACCAGGGCTTAAACAATAGCGCCTGGTCAAGTTTACAAACACACCCGTTAATGTCGTCCACATATTTGGCCATCACGGGCATTGAACTGCGAGTTACCAGCTTCCACCTTAAAGGCGGATTAACCGCTCTGGTCAGTTCGTCAATTCGCTGCGGGGTGCGTTCGCAATATCTGAAAGCATAAACCTTTTCTTTCTGAAGTTTGGCCGCTTCGGGCGGTAGATCAAACGGATTTACCATCAATGAAAAATCGTTCATCGACTCTTCACCGATGGCAAACCAATCATCTTCACGCTCATCCTGAGACTTGACCCGTTCGACAATGGCTCTCTCTTCGGGCGTCAGGTGTGCGGGTATTTGGTCGGTTTTTGTTTCTTTGTCCCTTGCCTGTTCTGCATCTTTGTGCGATATCATGTGCATTCTCAAGGCTGCATCAGCCTTCGGCTGTGTATCTTTCTGGAATGATTTATTGCAGACATCACAAGTCGCTTCATACATTCCGGTTTTCATTTTTATACCTCCGCTGTTACGGGTTTTTTGCCTGCATTAAGCAGTTTACTGTAAAGTTTTGCCTGGCGATCATTTAAACCGAGTTGTTTCGCCGTCTGCGCCGCTTGTGCGGGTAAGGTTACTTTTTCGCCCTTCTTCTTGCCCTTTTCGGACAGTCTTTTATCTTTAATGGCCTGCTTGCGGTTGACCTCGTTTTTGTCCTTAATACCGCCCTTCTTACCTCTTTCTTCAGCCTCCTTGATCATATCGGGGACATTGGCCATTACAGCCGCCGCAATCCCGAGATAATCAGAAAATGGATGGTCTTCTAACCGGAGCATTTTCTTTGCCTCTTCCACATCCCGCCGCAAGTCGGAACCATCTTCATTGATTTCGGGCCAGTTCTGATTGATGAATGAATCGATTTCCTTTTTGGTGGATGCAACCGCGGCCGCATCAACAGCTTCATTCTTTCCCTTTTTGGCCGCCTGCTGCCCGATATGCTTCATGATTTGAAGCATGATAGTGGAATCATCCTTATGCTGCTCAAGCATGCCAAGCAGTTGTGCATCGGTGAACTCGACCTCCTCATCATCGCCTTCTTTTTTTCTGGAATCTTTTTGACTGGCAAAAAATATCCCGCGCTGTTTCTCTTTTTCCTGCCTCCAATAGGCGGCTTTTTTTTCAAGCTCTTCAATCTCCTGGGTTAGTTGATCCCTTTTTTTGTCAAGATCATCCCCGTCGTCTTCTTCCTCGTCCTCATCGTCGTCGTTCTCGTCTTCGTCTTCTTCCTCGTCTTCGTCTTCTTCGCCCAATTCCAAATCAACATCCTGATCATCACCATCCTGATCACCGTCAATGTCTGCCCCTGCCTCGCCGCGCTGATCCATCAGCATGCGCCGCAGAAACGCTAAAAATGCTTTCATTTTCATCTCCTTTAAAAGGGCCTTCGCAACAAAAAAGGGCCATAGACGATGGGGACGGCCACCGTCCTGGCCCTTAATTGCTGCTTTATTGGACTGTATTTAGTCCAAGTTAATCCTTAAGATACTCCCTGACCAAATAGGTCGATATATTTACAAGATCGGTCTGAATCACCCGATCCAATTGCTCCGCGTATTGTTTATTATTAACAAGTTTCGCCGGCAACCGGATAAGCTTTGTGCTGATATCCAGAATGCCTTTTAATTCCTTTGCATCTGCCCCGGTCTTCAGCACGGTCGATATGTGTTCGACTATTTCGAGCATCTGCTCCCTGCGGTATTGCTCGAAATCCTTGCTGAATATCAGTTCGTTATATTCCACTAAAAAAATCCAACAATGAAGTTATGAATAAAATAACAAAAAGCCATTCCATCACCGATAACCAATAAAATTCCTTGTCCTTAAAAAAAAGTAATGTGTATAGGCTTTTCATGCCATTTCACCCCCTGCCTCTTGCTCCATGCCCTGCGCTAATTCCTGGGCCTGCTGTAACGATTGCTGAAACAGTTCGGCCGCCCCGGGTATTTCTTTGATGGCCATAATGATCTGATTAATCGTGGGATCAACCCATTCGTCGGTGTCCGTATATCCGTATCGCTTAATGAGCTCGGTTGTGGCTTTAATGGGATTGGCTACCGGATTCTGCAACATCATACCGTAAAGGTCCTCTGATTCCTTGCGTTCAATCAGCTTGTTGGAAATCTCTGTTGATCCCGTCAGCTTAAACCGATAACGCCTTCTCATGGCCGCCCTGGGGATCTCTACCATCTGGCCGTTATACAAAAACCTCTTTTCCAATGGCATGTTCTGATAATACAGATCATAAAGCGTTCTGAGTACACCCAAAAACTCTTCCCGCATCGTCCGGGCCTGGTAGTTGTGCTTGATATTACCCTCTTGGATGACCGCCATTACCTCTGTTGCGGTTGTCTTTTTACCCCGTGACTCTGACGGCCGGCCAGCCTGAAGATCACCAATCGAAACAACCTTTTCCCAGTAAGACACCCACAGGTATAAAAACTCGATCATCTGGGATGGATTGACATTGAACCTCGGGAAATAAAGCCCCTCAGTATTGTCAACCGGAATTCCTTCACCGGGCTTGAGTTTCTTCTGGTTCTGCCCACTTTTCTTACCGACTGTCCGGTCAATGCCGCTCCGCTGATCATAGAGAAACCAGGGAATCATCACCACTTCGGCAATGTTCATAGCCATATTGAAAGTCTTTGAAGCACCCTTTTGAATTGATTTCAGCTTGCCATACAGAGATGTCCCGTAAGCAAGGCCTTCTTCCGGAAACATCCGGATTCGCCTGATGGTATGCTCGTTTTTAAAATTAATGTCCCTCAGAGGCAGGAGTCGGATTAAAACCTTTTTGTCAAGCGCAATCTGGGCAATCAATCTTTCTTCAGTGAAGTTGGTAATGTCCTCTTTTTCCTGGTCTTCATCTTGATAGATATAAGATATCGAACATTCGATGCACTCAATCACTTCTTTGGATGTGACCTGCGCACCCTCAAGGCTTTGTGTTTCGCTCTGCTGCTTTTCAGACAGCTTGCGCTCTTTTTCAATGGTTAAAAGATCATCATCGATATTCATATACCCCAGCTTATCCTTGCTGCGCTGCAGTTCGGCATAAGTGGGATAGACTTTTCGGATTACCGGAGTGCTTTCCCAGTCTTCGGCATCATCAGGAATGAACACATCTTTAAACGGAACAAATTCGAGCTTGCCGCCCTCAAATACCGTTTCCGTGCGGTCAATCGTTACCGGCATTCCCTCGGCATCCACATAAACACCGCCAAGAACGCTACCATTTAAGCGCACCCCACCGGCTTCATCCCGTTCAATAATCTCGTTGGCCACAAGGTAGGCCAGTTTTTCAGGGTCGTTTTCTTCCCCTGCAAATATAAAATCCCGCCGCGGCCGTTCGTCAAGGTCATAAACCGGCATGGGATAAACCGTACCCTCTTTGAGTATTTGATGAACCAACTTGCCGGTGCGATGCTCTATCTTAACGACATCCTCAAGCTCCTGGTCAAACCAGTTCTGCAGCTGCTCAGTCTGGGGGTCCTGTTTCTGCTCGGCTTCCATCTCAAATCGAATATAGGGCCGCTTACCCACAAACCCGGACACCAGGCGGGGCTCAAGGTTGTCAATTGATATCGTGGTCAACGGCAGGGTAATGTTGGAAGCCCCGGGCCAGGGATCATCGGTCTGCTTTTCTTCCTGCAGGTAAGTGCTGGTGGATTCCTTGATCTCGGTCAGCTTGCGAGAGCGATACTCGGACTTGTCGATTTCCTCATACAATTCAAGACAATACTTGACCAGATGGTTCCACTTGCCGTTTTTCTCGCGTGATTCGTCGCTTATGTCAACGTTAGCTGTCATTTGATATTACTCAAACTTTAAAATCTTATTGTATTCTTTTATATTGGGGTTATACCCATAAAAATAATTGATTAATTCTTCTTCACTTCCTATCCCCTTAAAGCAAGTTCTTAAAAATTCTTCGATTTCACCCCAACACCGTTTTCCAACACCCTTTATATTGGGCTGTTTTTCATATATTAAAAATAGGTTCTCTATTGTTGGTGCTATATTTTCCCCCGTAGCCCATCTGCCAATGCGAATAAAGACCCTCCTGGAAAATTCGGCTACATCTAACAATTCATCCCAGTTTTCATATTCTATATGTAAAAATTTGGGGCTATTCATTCCACAACCTTTCAACCACTACAAACCCTCTTTAAATATGCCGGAAATGACAATACTGTTTTTAGTTTAACGATTTCCGCCCGGGTGCCATCGATTTTATCGATCTTGTCCTGGTCGTAAACCTTCCACTTGCCGTCTTTAAGCACCCTTAAAACAGTCTTTTGCTGATAATCTATCCAAGTGTCTTCCACTTGTTTTTGGGTATAAACAGAGTCCATTATTTTACTCCTGAATTATAGTGTAAACTTATTTAGTCGGCAATTAATCAAGTAAACGCTCAATAGAGAGCCGATGATCTAATTCTTTTATAACGAGTTCACGAACCTTAAAATCGTCTTGAGTCTTTTGCTCCAATATCTCCATTATTTCGTCGGCAATCTTAGAAACATCGATGTAGGCTTTTCGATCGGACATAATAATTTTCCTTTGTTTGATTGGTTTGTTGTATGAAACCTCGCCTAAGGCCCTGCCGGAGATCGTTGATCCTCGGACCTCTCAAGCAGTCGAAATTTTATAGACAAGAGCCAATTTCTGAAATCTTCATTAATTTCAATTTTCATTAGTACTTTTCTCCATTTTTGTTTTTGTTACAATCATGCAACATATACCTCCTTATACCTTCCGTCATCTTTAGGTTTCAGTCGATCTTCAAAATTGGCAAAGCCGACTGGTTCTGTGCGTCTCAGTCGATCAGGCATAAGCGTCATCATCTGGGATGCCATCGCCGCGGTCATTACCCTATCGTCATGACAACCCTGGGCTGCGTGATATTTGCCGTTTTCCTCGATAAACGTCCTCATTTCGCTCACAGTTTCCCTGCACATGATCTGTAAATCGGAATTCTTGGTCATTAACAACAGATCATCAACCATTTTGGGCTTGGTGGCTTTAGTTGTCAGGTATCCGGGCTCACCCGGCTTGGCTTCGTACATTGGATAGTGCATGTTTTTTAGATTAGCCACCACCGCATACCCGTGGTTCATGAGTTCCACACATGCCGGCGCCATAAAAAACATGCGGCCAATCAAATAAACAACATCGGCTATCAGGTCGTAATCAATGTGCCCGTGCCATTGGGCAACCTGCTTGCCGTCCCTGCGGAGCCAGACATCAATACTGGTAGGGTCGGGCTCTGTGTTGTCCTTTTCGTGGCTCGGCTTAATACCGCCGCCCGGATCAACCGTGATAAAATACAGCTGATTCTCGTCCGGTTTTTCCCATAATGAGAAATTACCATGGGGATTCTTTTTAATTCGGGACTTACCAGCCCTGTCAACCACATTACCCATCACAATCGGAGTCTCACAATGAGATTCCAGGTCATCACAGAGCGTTTTTGCAAAGAGGTTGGAGCCCTTGGATAAAAACGCTTCTTCAACATTTGAGGGGTATTCCTGCCTGAACTTCTCTTCGGATCCGGAGCATTTGTTCTCAATGGCCCAGGTTCGCCAGTGTAGTTGCTCAAGGCTGAGTTTATACTTGCGCTGCAGTTTCTTGGCATCCGATTCAACCCAGGCCATCGTGTCCGGATCAAATACCTTGTTCTCAAGGGCAGCCGCAAACTCCATGCGCGCCTGCTCACCGTCAAACTCACGGACATACCTGTCAATGGCAAACCAGGGAACAAACACCAAGATCCAATCACTGATGGGGTTGTGATAGGCAAATGTAAACTCAACATCGGATTCAGGCATGTGGGAAATCACATCTTTTAAAATCGCTTTGTAATACGGATATTTGCCCTCGGCATACGCCTTGAACACATCTTCCTGAAAGGTATTTCCATGGCCGTTGGCTGTTGATTCCCTAAATACCTCTGATTCAGCAGGTGGATCAGGCAAACATTGAAAAACACCGTCAAGAAGCTCCCGGGCGTGTGCCGGCCAGAACGCTTCTTCTGAGGCGTGTAAGTAATGAATACCCTGGGATCGAGCAGCATCCACGTTCTTGGCAACCGCCAGGCGATACTCGGATTTCAACCCCGTGCCATTATCATTATCAAAGACCAGTTCCTTGGCATTCGATCTGCGGGTCTGGGGTGCGACAGGGTTCTGCTCCTGCATGAGGGTGGCCATCCGGTAAAGAGTGGTTGTCGAATCTTCCTCATGGCCAATGATAAATGTATTCCTGTTCTTATTCAGTGCGGTTTTATTGTAAAAGCGGCCCTCAACATAGGTAGAACCACCGAAGCGTCTGGATTTTAAAAACAGGATGCGGACAATACCCTTTGCCGCCCGTTGCTTTTCGGCTACAGTATGCAAAATCTTCTGGGGATCATTCAGCTTAAACGGCAAAACCCTCTTGGACACATGATCGCGGATACGCAGACAGTCCTCGGCGTGTTTGACAAAATCCTGACGCCATTCGATGATTTTATTCTTTATGCTGTCCGGTACTTTCATTCGTCAAGTTCGTTTATGGCATCCTCAAGAGTCAACTTACCCTCGATCTCTCGCTTATCCCGCCAGCGGTCCGGGTTTCTGTTCTTCA